CTCCTGACCGAGCTCGTTGATGCGGTAGGACTCGCCAGCTTCGACGGGGCCACCGGTCCAGCGAGAGCCGGGGAGGGCTGCAGCCTTCGCCAGCCAGTCGTAGAAGGTCTTGGCTGCGCCTGCTGCCTCCTGGGTTCGATCACGCACGTTCTGCATCAGCGTATCCAGGTTGAAGCCACGAATCGATTCGGCGTAGTCCTTGGCTGCACTCATCCAGCCGGCGAAGTCGCGCGAACCTTGCACCAACGGTGCAGACTTGTCTGTTTTGGTGAATGCATCGGCGATGCTGTCAGCACCACCAGCGGCATTGTCGAGATTGCCGCTGATGTCACCTGCGGCGCCACTTGTGGCGTCTGCGCCTGCAGCAGCATCCTCGAATCCGGTCTTTGCCTTGTCCAGCGCGGTGTTCATCGCCTTAACGGCATTGTTGACGTCTTTCTGGTTGTCGCCGAGGACCAGCGCGCCATCGGCGGCTTTACCGATTGCGATACCGGACTGCTCTGCGATGCGCCGGTAGCGATCCTGCTCATCGGCGCTGTCACTGGACACGGTGGTGACGCCTTCCATGGCCGTAGCGAGGCCATCGACGGCCACCAGGGAGCCGTCGGCAGCGATCTTGTAGCCCTTCATTCTTGCTTCGGACTGCAGTGCATTGCGGGCAATTTCGCCCTGCGCAGCAGCGACAGCATTTTGCAGTGGCTCCAGTTCGGTCAGGAGGTTCTTTTGCTGCTGAGCACCGGCGATCTGGCGGTCGATCAGTTCAATCTGCGCGCCAATTTTCTCTTTAACCTTATCGTTGGTTTCAGTTTGCAGCTCTTTTTCCTTGGCTAGCTTCTCATTCCTGAGATCATAGATTGTGAGGTCAGCATCAATCAGCGCCTTCTTCTGCTGCAGCGCCAGGATGGCGGTTTGCAGGGTCTGCTCCGCCTGCAGGGCGACGTAGCGAGCGGACAGTGCGGCCTTGTCCACGGCCTCAATCTCTTTGCGCTTGGCGGCCATGGCTTCTTCGCTAAAGCCCTTTTCCTGCATCTTCTGCAGCTCGAAGTTGAGGCCGCTGCGGATGATGTCAAACCGCGACTGCTCTGCTGCAGAGATCTGCTGCGTCAATGTGAGCAGCTGGTTGGCAACTGCCAGCTGGGCTGATGTGTCACGTTCTGGCGCAGCAGCGTCGTACCGAGCAATCTGTTCTTTTGCTGCTACCTGTTCCTTTAGTGCATCGGCTTCTTGCTTTGCGATGTCGGCTTTGCTTTGGTACTCCTGCAGTTTGGCTACATCTTCCTTGCTCAGTCCCAGCTTTTTGCTGAGGGCTTCCACCAGCTTGTCCGTTGTCTCTTGCTCCTGCTTCAGGACATTGGCTTGCTTGAGTAGATCATTCGCCAGATTTGGATCACCGGCATCCTTTGCGGCTTGCGCCTGTGCGCGAAGAGATTGTTCTGCTTTGCCTGCCAGGTCACTGGTGGTTTGCAATGATGTGATGAAGTTCTTGCCTTCGGTGACCTGTTCTTGGGTCGCTGTCGTGATGCTTTTAATAGAATCGTAGAACCCCTTGGCAGCCATCTGCACATCGGTGATCTTGCCCTGCAGCGTCTCGAACTCCTGCATGGCGCGAAGTTGCGCCAGCTCCTCACGGCCCATCTGGAACCAGTTCTTGACCTTTGTCTTTGACTCATCAGCCTTATCTCCCGACTGCTTGAATGAATCTCCCATCTTTGCGATGACATCGTTCATCGCTTCTTGCGTTGGCTTATAGGTGTTACTAACGTTGTTGGCTTGGCCCAGGATGTAGACAAACGTGCCGATTGCTGCTGCTGTCGCGGCGGTTGCGAGCGTCAGCCCTCCCCAGGTTCCTGCAAAGGTGGAGATTGCTGTGCCGATCTTCGCGAAGTCAAACGCCAGAACCGCAAGCGTGAACTTTACAAATGCTGAGGTGGCCGCGAGGATGCCGTTGTAGAGCGTTGTTTTGAGTGCGGTTCCCAGTGATGCAATCGCCGTGCCGACACTGGTAGCGCCAAGTGCATTCAGCTGCACCAGCAGTGGCGGAATGGCGGTACTGGCGGCAGTGATGCCGCTGATCAGTGTTCCCTGCAGCGCGATAGCGGTTTGACCGATCGCAAGCGCAAAGGATTTCACTGCCGCTGCATCGAACGCCAGCTTGAGCGCAGTCAGGCCCACGAGTGCCGCGGTGGCTGCACCACCAGCGAGGACGAGGGCAGCGGTGAATTGCTTGATGCCGGTCGGCAGTCCGGCAACGGCGCCGGCGATGCTGTTGAACGCATTGACGATCGGCAGCAGTGCTGCAGCAGCCACACCGCCGATGGTGTTACCGATGGAGCCGAGCGTTCCGGTGAGCTGATTGACGGCCATCTCCCAGCCGGCCATCTGCCCGCGTGCCTTATCAGCGGCACCGCCAGCATTGTCCATGGCGTCGGCCATCTTATTGATATTTTCCTCGCTCTGATCTAGCAATGCCAGCCACTTGGCGCCGTCGTCTTCACCACCGAACAGCTTGGCGGCCAGCTTGAGCTGATCAGCCTTGCTTAACCCGCTAAAGGCATCTTTGATTTCCAGCAGTGTTGTCCGCATGGGCTTCAGCGTCCCATCGGTGTTGTAAATATCCAGCCCCAGATCCTGCACCGCCTTAGCGGCATCGGCCGACTGGCCACCGAGGCCCTTCAGCGCTTCACTGGCACCTGGTGCTGCAGCACCCAGTTTTGACAATCCATTGCGCAGCGTGGTGCCTGCCTCCGATGCATCGATGCCTGCATTGGCCAGCAGGCCGACAGCAGTGCCAAGCTCACCAACGTCAACACCTAGCAGCTTGGCCACAGGGCCGGCCAGCTTGAATGCATTCCCCATGCCTTCGGCACTGGTAGCGCTGGCATTGGCGCCGGTCACCAACGTGTCAACGACATCAGTTGCCTTGCTGGCATCCAGGCCAAAGGTGACGAGCGCAGCGGATACCACTGAACCCATGGAGTCGAAACTGGTCCCGGTGGCTTCTGCACCGCGAACGATCGCACCAAGGCTTTTCTCGACCTGATCAACAGTCAGGCCACCACGGACGAGCTCTGTCGCCAGCGCGGCGACTTCCTGCTGCGTGCCGGCGGCATCGATGCCGACCTTGTCGATGGCGGCGCTCAGCCGGTCATAGGCTCCAGCCTCGCCGCTGGCAGCGGATGCCTTGCGGATTTCGGTGTCGAGCTTGCCGAAGTCGGTGACAAGATTCTGCACCGCACCTGCCGCGTTGCCGATGGCATTGACGGCCATATCGGTCAGCGCTGCTGAGATGCCAGCGACAGCGCCGGACAGGAGGCCGATGGATTGGGTGGACTTCTCGTCAATATCAAGGCTGACTTTGGACCCCTTCAGGTCATCGAGCTCTTTGCTCAGTGCTTCGATCTGCTTCTGCGCATTTTCGTATTCCTTGGCATCAACGCTAAGTTTGGCCTGGATCGTCTTGAGCCTGTTGATCTCTTTGATCAGTGAATCAATATCCTGTTTCGGCTTGCCGAATGCACCGCCAAGCTCATTTTCTATCTTGTCCCCGACGGTCTTGGCCTCAGTGCTGAGTTGCTTGAAGCCATTCAGCAGCTCTGTGAAGTCGCCACCAACGTTGACTGTAAAGTCGCTCATGCTTCAATCACCGCGCAGGGATTCATCCAGGTGATCACCGTCTGATCGATCACGCCGATGCCTTCACCCGGTGCATCGCCCGTGATGCTGGATGCCGTTGCACCAGGCAGCAGGGCGATCACACGTTCCACCACTGCCTGCATGCCACCCAGTGCGCCCCAGGCGATCACATAGATCCGCCAGGTGGGTCGCAGCAGCGTCTCGAACGTCAGCAGCGCCTGGGGCCCGTAGCCCGGCACCGCGGTGATCGTGATCTCCAGCCCGCCGGTCATCGTGCCGCTCGGCAGGTCCTCACCATCTGCCAGCACGCTGATCGCCGGCACCACCCCACCACCAGGCAGGGTGTAGGTGCCCAGTGCATCGCTGATCGCCTCGTCGCCGACCAGCAGGTCATAGATCTCCTGAGCGGTGGCGGGGAGGGTCATGCGACAGGTTGCCGGGTCACAGCAAAGCCCCGGCAGCCGAAGCCACCGGGGCCGCCGGTCCCTGCTGATCAGGTGGTGAAGTCGAGCTCGTAGCGCCCGTACGCTTTCAGGGTGCTGCTCCACTTGACGATGCCGCCAGCGGGCGGGGTCTCATCGAACCCGGTGAACCTTCCGTAACCGTAGGTGGCTTCAGTGAAGCCCACAGGGCCGACCCGGGCATATTTCACCATCAGGCCCTCAGTCACGCTCTCCTTCGAGCAGATCCGCAACAGCTGATAGGCCGCATCACGGTGATCGGTCACACCTTCAATGCTGAAGCTGAACCCCTTGCCGGTGGCGATGCTGGTCTCGAACGACTTCTGCTCGTTGTCGTAGGTCTGGAACGTCTCCTCCGTTTCCGTCTCGCTCGGTGCTGCATTGGTCAGACCCAGCAGGCGGATCGGGCTGTCGGTGCCATCCAGCAACAGGTGATCGGCCAGCACCTTGCCGGTGCTCACCGTTGCTTCCGCGATGTTGCCGGTGGTCAGCGCAAATGAGAGCGTGAACGGGCTGGTGGTGGTCACAGCGGTCACGGTGCGAACGCCATTGAGCGCAGCGAATGCAGTCGGCAGACCCGTCACGGTGATCGTGGCGCCCTGGCTGATGCCATGCGCTGCAACGAAGGTCAGCGTGGCGACATTGCTTGCCACAGCTGCCTTGGTGACGGTCTTAGCAATGCCATGGGCGATCTTCAGCGTGCTGCCGCTGCCGGTCTTGACCACGGCAGCAGTGTTGCTGAGCACAGCGCTGGTATCGATGAAGCCGGACAGGCCGTTGTCCAGTTCGGAGAAGTCGATGGCGCCTTTCAGCAACGGCACCACGTAGAAATTGAAGCCATAGGCCTGGCTGTAGTTCTGAGCCACGGAAGGGACTGCATGCGTCCCTACCAGCGGGCCGTGTCACTGCAAGCCGCCGAAACGGCTTAGGGAACAGCTGGAAACCTTGCCGCAGCCTGTCGCTGTAATCCGTGAGCTGTTACCCGCGTGGTGTCTGCTACTGCCCGCATGTGAAGCGGCGGCCGTTTCAGGCACGCGTCTGGTGGGGCGGCAGGTACTGGTCCCTCGGGTATTTCGCCAGCATCACCGAAGCTGAGCTGGCGAGTGTCAGGGTGCGAGCCGAGATTGCCGAGTGGTCAGAGATGCAGCTTCCTCCGCCCACACTGCTGCCGCTCCTCCAGAAGCGGGCGGCACGTGCAGCGTCGCGATCGGCTGCGGATCACCAGGATGATGAAACACCCGTGGCTGATCCGCTGCCGTGTGTTCCGCAATGAGGAATCCCTCCCAGCCCTGTGCGGTCTGCCGTGGCGCCAGGAGGATCGCATCGTCGGCCACCAGTGCCAGTGAAGCCGGCGGCGGCTGGTTCTGCCCGGCCTGGTACAACGGTTCGTAGAACGCCAGCGCGAAGCCTGGGAACTGCTCCGCGGCGATCAGCGCGAGCATCGCTGCACCAGCTTCCGATGGTGGCCGTTCACCGGGCCGGTCCTGCCGGAAGAAGCAGAAGTCAGCCAGTGGTGGCGTCGCATTGCTGCCGCTGCTGTTGATGCTGTGCGTGAGCCTGGCGAGCGCTGCAACCGGCAGTTCATGCCAGTGCAACTGCTGGTTCAGCCAACGCTCACCTTCTTCGATCGCTTCGATGATGTAGGCGACGGTGAGTCTGGCGAATCGCTCGGGGTGGAACTCAGGAGCAGCTGGCCAGAGCTGGCGGCATCGCCAGTAGAGTCCGGCCCAGTCGATGGCAGCTGGCGGCTGTCCGGATCGAGCTTTCCCAGTGTTTCAACCATCTCTTCCTCCAGCTCCTCCTGAGTTTTCTGCGGCCGATTGGCGTTGCGCTCGGCGTCGATGAACGCCAGGATCGCATCACGCACAGGGCCCGGCAGCGTGATCGAATCATCATCGGTCCATTCACGACACCCTGGCAGACGATTCGCGATTGCGGCGGTGACCGTGCGGAGCTTCTGCAGCTCGAACTCAGCAGCGAGCGCAGACTGAATCCGAGCGACGAGATCAGCGTGCCTCAGCATGATGCGCTGCTCACCGGGTCCGAGTGGCAGCGTGATGCCCATCCTGGTTGACAGGACGCGGATGGCACGCCGCTGCGCTTCGGTTTCCTCCATCCCTTCAGCGACCAGGGCATCAGCCAGGCGTGATGTCTCGCGATAAACAACGGCCTGATATTCGTGTTCACGGATTGCAATTGCTTCACCGGCGAGGATTGAGCCAAAGACCGGGAACTCGATGCTGCAATCTTCACCGTTGACGGTTGCAGAGATGATGCGTGTCTCGCGCTTTGGCGCGACGACAAAAGGCAGCGATGGCATGTGATGCCGTGGTGGGGTGCCACAGGTTGCCGCTCAGCTCTTAGGCTTTCGGCTGCGACGGCGGCGCGTTGGCGGCTGCCCGTTTGCGTTGCGCGGTCCGGGGCGGAGGTTGTTCTTGCCCTTCCCTTTGCCTTTCGGCAGCACCGGTGCCAGCTGGCGATCGTAGATGGCCTGTGCCTTGGCGGCAGGCTTGCTGCCACGTGCAGCAGCGGCAGCGGCACGACGCGCCCGGCCGGCGATGATTGCCCTGGCAGCCTTGATCTCTTGCGGTGGTACTGCGCGGAGAATGCTGCGCGAAACATCAGCCATCGCGCCCTTGCCGGTCGATTGCGCGATGTCTCGCGCCCTGCGCCGTGCCCACTTGCGAGTCAGTGCATCACCCTCAGCCTTGATCCGCTTCAGCGGAGCGGCTGCATCACGCAAGCTGTCGCGGATGTCGCCCTGGATCCCCGCCAGTCGCCCGCGCAGCCAGTCCATCTTTGCCTGGCGACCCTTGGCGGTGACCGGTGTGCGGATGATGCGATTCGCGGCTGGCTTCTTCAATGGTCGCCCGGTGCGGCGGATGCCGTTGCGGGCTGGCTCGGTTGACGGCTTGCGACCTGCAGCAACCCGTCTGGCGTTGCGATCTTCCTGATCCAGGAACTGCCGCGGGGTGAGGCTGGCCTGTCGCGCTGCCTGCAACCTGAAGCTGACCGGCCGGATGCCGTTGGCGGGACCCTTGGCCTTGCGGCTGCCGCTGCTGCGTGGCTTGCTGGCTGCCTTGCGTGCCGGCTTGGCTGCAGGCTTGCCACCGACCACAGCGCGATTGGGGCTGCGCTTGGTGCCGGTGCCAAAGGACTGATACCAGGCACGTGCGACCTGAGCATTGGCGAGACTGCGAGCGGCACGGTTTCGCTCGCGATCTGTGGTGGCTGATCGTGCAGCAGCTTTCGCTCGGCGTTCAATGGCCAGGGCCCGCCCACGTGCGCTGGTCGTCTTAGGCCCTGGCTTGGGTGGTGCAGCGCTGCTTTGCTTCTTGCTACCGCCTGATGATGCCGGCTTCTTCTTGCTGCCACCACTGCCGCCAGACTTCCCGGAACTGCTGCCACCACCGGAGGCGAAGCGTCCATTGGAGTCGCGGTTGTAGGTTCGGGCCATCTATGGCAGCTATTGCTACCGCAGGGTGCCGAACGTTGCTATGCCGTCAGCTACTGCCAGACTTGAAGTATGCGGTCCAGACATCCTTCAGACGCGTCTGGAGCGGGAAGGGTTTGATGGCGGCGACGTTCTCGGTGCCGAGCACTGCGCGGGTCCAGGGGCGGGGCGGCAGGTAGACCGCACGGGCGCCCTTGTAGGGCGGCTTGCGTCCCCAGGCCCAGATCCAGGCGCCCTCATGCACGGCGGTGGCGTAGCTGGCTGACCAGGTGAAGGCGGCCTGATACTTGCCCTGCATCTGCCAGCTGCCGGTCTGCCGCAGGTTCCCGAAGTCGATCAGGTTGCGAGGGCTGCCGGCCCGCACGCCGTCGCCGTTGGCATAGCTGCGGGCCTTCTCGCCAACCGTGGCGCCGTTCAGCTTTCGGGTCGGCAGATCGCGTGGCCAGTTCCAAGCTTTAGCGGTGAAGGACTGCTGCATGGCGCCGTACAGCTCCCCCATCACGAGCACCATCGCTCGCTCTGCAGCCTGCTCAGCCCTGCGGCTGAGGTCTCCGGAATCGACCGTGACCTTGACGCTCACGCCGGCACCTCCAGGCTGATCGTGATGGCATCACCCAGTGCGGCTCGCAGTTCAGCACCGATGCCGCCGATGCCGAACGAGCCGGCGATGCTGATGACCGTGGCTTTGCCCTGCTGCCCGCCGGTGATGGAGGGAAGGGCGGTCAGGTCTCCCAGGAACCCACGGCCGGTGATGCCGGGCAGGAGGCCATCAGGCGCCAGGCCGGTGGTGTTCCAGCTGAAGGCGGAGCCTGCTGCGAGCCAGCTGGTCTGCGCCGGCAGGGTGGCGTAGGCGGTGATGTAGCCCTGCAGGGTGCGTGGTGCAGCGCCGATACTGGGAAGGTCCTGCGCAGGGCCGGTCTGGCCTTTCAGGAACGCCTCGATCACAATCGGCGTGCCGGCTGCAGGCGTGCCGGACCGGAAGTTGGTGATGGTGCCCGGCGGTGTCCAGAGGATGCGGACGTTGGCGTAGGGGGCGAAGTCGGTGGGCATGGCTTAGCGCTGTACGCGTGGCACGCCCAATCGAGGGCGACGGGTTGGCCTTGCCGTGGCTCGATCCACCCGACGGAACCTGCCATATGTCAGGTCTGGTTTGCCGGTGAACAGGTTGAGCTGAATGCGGTTGGTGCGCCGGCGATACATGCCGCGGGGAACTTCGCCCAGATACCTGATGGAGTTCACCGTGGCCTGTACTTGTCGAACTTGAGCACGTGCCGCCTGTCTCGGGCTGCGGCCAGTAATGCGGACCCTGCCGCCAGATGACAATGCAGCAGTCCTGCCGCCAGATGACAATGCAGCAGTCCTGCCGCCAGATGACAATGCAGCAGTCCTGCCACCGGTGCTCTTGACGCCATAGGTGGCCTTGGCTCGATCGGCACGAAGTCGTTGCCGCTCAGTCAGCTTTGGCGTGCTTTTTGTTCGCACGCCATAGTATGCCTTTGCTTTTGCAGCTTTCATTCTTTGCTTGCCGCTAAGCTTTACAGATTTAGCCGGAGCCTTGCGGCTTGACGGTCGGTTGCCAAATATTTGCTGCACCAAAGCGCCAGCTTTATTTCTTTCTTCTTTGCTTTGGAGCTTCTTGCCAAGAGTTCTGATCAACTCTGCCCTTGGCCGGCTTTGACCTTTTTTAGCGCCCCTTGTATACTTCGTATTGCCGATTATTGCAAGCACAAAAGCATTTGCTCTTGCAGCTGTTCGCATTGCGTTGTCGGCCTTTGATCCTTTTCTGCCTTTGCCAATTTCACCGAAGCGTGCAACAAAACGCTCGGCCCTAGTAGATGCCGATGATTGGCGCTTTGGTGCAGTTGCAGGCGCTGATTTCGCTGCGCTGCCTGCGCCACCACCACCCTTATTCCCGTTTGCTCTGATCACCCCACCAGGTCCCTTCAGCCGCACCCTTCCGCTCTGCTGCGCCGCCTTCAGCGCATTGCTGGCCCTGGTCACCGCAGCCTTTTGCGCGCGTCTGCTGAGCTGACCTCTGATGCTGTTATCCGCCGGATCCTTGGCTTTCAGCTTGGCCTTGGCATCTTTGACGGCCTGCCTCTTCAGCAGGTGGCCGCCACTTGTGCGCTTACCGCCGGGCTTTGCAGCCGGCAGAGTGACAGCCTTGCCACGCTTTACACTGCTGCTACCACCACCGCCTGCAAACCGGCCACGGCTGTCTCTTTTATACGTACGGGCCACGGCAGCGCGGTCAACAATGCCTCAGCTTTCCGCCTACGACCGCACCAGCGCCGCATCGCCATCACCGCCATCGAACGGCTTGATGCCGAGGGTTTGGAAGATCCGCCCCTTCAGCTGCGCGATCCTGGCGGCCAGCACCCCACCAGCGGTGGAGTCGGAGCGGCCGCCGGATTCGTAGCGCACCTGCAGCAAAGTGGTGTCCCACTCGAGCACGTCCGCACGTTTCTGGCGATCCTCTCGGGTGAGTGTGGTGCCAGGCGCCGGGCCCTGGTAGCTCTGCACGTTGCCCAGATGGGCGGTGCCATCGGCCACCTGATCGCCCCAGGTCTCCTCGAGGTCTTCGATGGCGTCGATCCAGGCCTGCACCTGCGTGACGGTCGCGGCGGAGGTGTCGGCCGCGCGGTTGAGCACGCTGGTCAGCTGGGTCAGGTTGTACGAGCTGACGGGCCACAGCGCATAGCCGCGGATCAGCTCGCGGTCATCCCGCGGTGTGGTCCGCCACAGGGGATTGAGTGTGGGGATCGGGGCGGGCATGGCAGGGCCAGTGATGGCTCAGGTTTCCGGCAACCTCCAGCAGCACCGATGGCCCGATGAAGCGTCGCATCCGCTTACCGCGCAAGCAGCGCGATGGGATCCTGATCATCAAGCGTTCACGCAAGCCGCGACAGCCACAACCTCCCGCCGCCGCTGATCGAGGCATGCAGCACTGAGGCGACCTTGTGGGCTTGGCCCTGCGGTAACGACAGGGCCGCATCACGCAGCGCCTGCCGCGTCGCATCCTCATCTCGAGCGCTGACGCATGCATGCAGCAGCAGGAAGGCCTGAAGGTCCTGCGGTAATGCAGCGTTGCGGTTGCCCATCTGCGGTGCAATGATTGCGATTCCCGCCACTCTGCTGCAAATGCTGAAAGGACAGGAGCTGCTCGCCAAGGTCAAGGAGCTCGGCGACGCACCTAAGGACAAGGTCTGCGAGGCCTGCGGCTACATCAGCAAGGCCGGCAAACCCAGCTACACCGCGTTCTATGAGGCGCTGATGGAAGCCAAAGGCGTGGTGCTCGCACCGCCCACCACGGCCCGCAAGCCGAAGAAAGGCAAGCCGCTGGCCTGGAACGTGGCGGTCAGCAAGACTGGAGTGATTCCTGTGTCGGCCGGCTACTCCGCTCTGCTGGGCCTGGAGCCTGGCGATCGGGTCGACATCAAGCACGACGGCGACCGGCTGATCCTGGTCAAGGCTGCCGCTGCCCCGGTGGTCGTCACCCCGGCCCCCACAGCCGTGACGGCCACGATCGAGGATGATGACGAGATCGTCATCACCGCTCCGGTAGCAGCAGCAGCTGAGCGCGAGCTGGCGCCGTTCTGATCAGTCGAACAACGGCACCGACTCCGGCAACGGTTTCGGATTTCTCGGGAACAGCCGCTTCTCGGATGCCGTAGGCGTACGCAGGGCCCGGGCCAGATCGGCTCGGGCCTTTGCCATGTCGGGGCCGCGCTGCTCGAGCTTCAGGATCTTGGCATCCATCGCATCGATCAGGTCGGGATCCTTCAATCTGGCGCGTTGTGCCTGCAGGCCCTCCAGCTCCCTCTGATGCAGCCCTTCGGCATAGGCTTCGACGCCGCGGTTGTGCTCGGCCTGCCAGCGATCGTTGTCAAGCAGCACGGAGCGGAGTTGTATATCTTTCTCCTGCACAGCTTCGTCGGCAGTTCCCACTGAAATGCATCTACACCTGGGATGCCACGGTATGGGAACCCGATCGATTGGATACACTCGACCATTGCGTGATGCACACGTCGGGCACACCCGTTCATCGTTGCTGGCCAGCACCCGCACGTAGCTGTAGCCCTGCTCCCGGCTGCGGTTCAGGCTGCCCTGCACATAGGCATTGGCCAGTTCGCTGCGGGCGATCAACGCTGCCCGCTGCTCCAGGCCCAGCCGTTGCGTGATGCCGTTGGGATCCTTGGCGCCGCGCAGTGCCTGGCGGATGCTGGTCTCCAGGCGGTTGGGCCCCCAGCCACGCGTCGCACCCTCGCCGACGATCTGCACCAGCTGATCGCGGAACCTGGCAGTCTCGCCCTGGATGTAGGCGCTGGTGGTTGCGGCTGCAGCACGGATCGCCAAGGGATCAGCGCCAGCGAATGCCGTCTGCTGCGCGATCACCTGCTGAGGTGTCGTGACCGCTGTTGTCGGCTGCTGTGGTGCCGTCAGGTTGATCAGCTGCTCGCCGAGCTCACCGCCGAGCCGTGCCGCTTCCCGCAGGTCGCGCTCATAGGCTGCAGTCCACTGCCGCAGCTCTTCCTCACCCATGAACCGCTGGGCATCGAGCATGATTGCCCGGAACTTTGCCGTCGCATCGGCGGCGCTGTAGGCCCCAGGTCGACGGATCGGGTTGCGTGCCGGGTCGAAGCCCTGCGGGCCCAGCTCATCGATGTAGGCGGCGTAATGCCGCTTGAGATCAATCAGCACATTGGCCAGTGAGCGCCGCAGCATCGCCACGGTGTTGCGAGTGGCCCGGCGCTCCAGCTGGTCCAGGGCCCTGGCAAAGTCATCAACGACGCCAATGAGACGCCGAGGCCCTGGCGATTGCGTCATTCGGCGTCAGCCTCCTCGTCGCTGTCGTCGGGTTCCATGGCAGCGCTGATGAGTTCAGCCTCAACCAATCGGACAACACCGATCAGCTCAAACATGGTTAGATCGTCGTCCTGTTCGGACTGCTCAGCAATGACAGCACGGATCGCGTCGTAGACGGATTCTGCAGACATGGTGGGGATGCCAGTGGGCGGCTTAGGTTTCCGCGTCATCCAGCGCAGGCGGCAGCGGCGGCAGACCGCCCAGGTCGTTCAGGTCGATCGGGTCCGCGGGTTCCGGCATCTCCTGTCGGATGCGTTCCATCTCGTCCTCCACGCTGGTGGTGACGGTGAGCCTGCCGCGACGCTGCAGCTCCTCGATCGCGCTCTGCTGGCTCATCAGCACAGCGCCACCGGTGAGCTTCTGCAGCTGATCGATGTCCACCGCTTCCAGGGGCCGTTCGAACAGGCTGGGTGACATGGAGATGCCTGCATCCTCTGGCAGGTTCTCGCCGGTGAATGCGCACCAGATCGCCATGATGGACTGCACGACGGACGCCTTGCGTTCTGCGATGCTGCTGATGGTGGCCTCCGTCTGGGCCCCTTCCAGGCCGGCCTGCATGGCAGTCTTGGTAGCGCCAGGGTCGCCGTAGAGGAATCCCAGGGTCTGGCGGGAGATGAGCTTCTCCACCTCATTGATCTGTGCGCGCTGCTCCGCCAGGCTGCTGGCTGAGGGCTCAGCGAAGGTGAAGGATCCGCCGGGTTCAAGGTCCACGACGCTGTTCGGCCCGATCACCAGGGGGCGGCGGGACTCGCCCGGTGCCGGCGGTGTGGCGCCGATGCGGACCGGCACCGGCATTGCCAAGCGGTGGGTCTTCTCACGCAGGTCAGAGCGCTGCTGGAAGTGCTCGATGCTGTGCTCCTGCACCTGCCTGAGCGGCAGTTCTCCCTGCCCGAACCCCGCTTCATCAGCTGGGTACCAGACCACGGGCGGCATCGGCAACGGGCCGCCATCGGCAGCTTCGTAGGTGCCTTCGCTGTCGATCACGGCCACCAGGTCATTGGAGGCATTGCGCTCGATGCGGTAGACCGTCCAGCCCTCACGGGTGATGACGCGGTAGCGCGGCACGGTTTTGACGCCGAAGTCACCATCCGGTTCATCCACCAGCTCGAGTGCGCAGACCTGTTCCAGGGTTTCGACGCCGTTGTCAACGCTGACGCGCCAGTTCAGCACCTTGGTCCGTGGTCGCATGAGGAGGTAGGGCCTGCGGCCCAAGGCGATCTCCTCGGCGCGGTTCTGCGCCTTGCCGCTTGGCATGTCGACGCACAGCAGGGTGCCACCATCGCGCAGCATCAAGGCATCGGCGCGTTGCATGAAGGCGGCAAAGCTGTTGCCTTCCAGGTCGACGTTGTTGATGACCGCCTCAAAGGATTCCGGTGCATCTCTGAGGGTGAACTTCGAGAGTACGCCTGCGAAGGCGACGATGGAACCACGCAGGAAGTCAGCGAAGACGCTGCGGTTGAGGCGGGCCTTGTAGGCGTCGTCGGGTTCCTTGGGTTCCTGCGGCAGATACTTCTGCTTGACACCGCGGAGCATGTGGAAGCAGTCGTAACTGCGCTGCAAGTCTTCTTCGAGCTCTCGAAGAGTCGGATGCTTGTACGACGGCAACCGTGCGTCGTCGCTTGGATGATCGAGCTGCACCTACCTGCCGCGGTCCTGTTGCTGCAGGTTTCCGGGTCAGCGCAGCGACTGCCGCACCTCGACCACTGTGTCGGCGCCCATCAGCCAGCCGGCGACGCGCAGCAGGGCGGCAGCTGCCATCAATCGCAGCCGCAGGGGCCTGGCAAGGCGGATCGTGAAGCGCAGCTGATGTTTGCCCAGGTCGCGGAGCGTGGCGCCGGTGCTGGCCATCGTGGTGATGATGAGTGACCCCCGCTCTGGGTCGGCCCGGCGGGCGCGGGGGTGTTGCTGGGGGAGGTTGCCGGGTTAGCTGGCGGCCTCCATGAACGTCCAGTATCCGGTCTGCTGTCCAACCTTGCGAACCTTGATCAGGCCCCAATTCTGATCTTCGAGGTACACCGGCTCATCGGCATCGAATGACACGCATTCACCGGTAGCCAGGCCGATGCGGATGCCATTGGTGACTGCTTCGGTGTCACCCTGTGCCTTCATCTTCACCAAGCGCCTGAAGTATTCGCGATCAGCGCAGCCGAAACGATGCTCGCCGACGATGCGCATGGTGCCGGGCGGGGCATAGGGCAGTGAACGCGACTCTGGTTTTTCCGTGGCAACCGGCACTGGCGGCTCAGGCAGACGCTGTTGATAGGAGATAATGATATAAATCAAAAGTGCCAACGGCAGCAGCATGGCAATCATGAAGCCGCGTGAAAACATCGGCCCAGGCTTTGGATTGTTCATGGTGGTGTGTGGTGGTAGCAGGCCGCAGCGGTCTGCCATGGCATTGACCATAGACGTACCGCTGCAGGTTGGGAATAGTTGACCCCGACCGAAGCCGGGGCCTGTGGTGGGTGTGTGGTTGGGGCTCAGGCGGGGATGTACTGCCAGTGCGCGCAGAGCGGCAGGCGGCGAGTGTCAGACCCTCGATTGAAGGTGCTGTAGCGGCGACGGATCGCGCCAACGGCAGCAGCTTCTAGGGCATCAGCCCAGAGCTGAGCAGCTTCCTGCTGGGTCTTGGCTCTGATGAGGATGGCGGGCCCGCTGGACGGCAGCTG